TGCACTACACACACTTGCCTTAGATAAAAACGCCCTGTGATGGCAAGACCATCGGCGGTTACTTGAAGTACTTCTACACCTTTTGACATATTGTTCTCCTATGTAAGAAGGGGGGCTAAAGCCCCCCACCTTTTAGTTGATGTCTGTCAACAATGCGAAGACACGCACAACAGCAGCGGCTGGTACAGCAGTACCAAGCGTGATGTCGATAGTATCAGCAGCAGCGTACACCTTACCACCACTCAGAGTGGGAGCAAATGCACCAGACGACAACACAGGAACACCACCAGAAGTACCAGTAGCGTTCGCTGAAGTAGCAGCCAAGTAACCAGCGGCGGCAGAGCCGTCACCGATAGAAATGGTGCTAGTGACGCCAGCGGCAGTAGTTACCACCATACCTACGTTAGACACGATAGTGCCAGCAGGGATAGGGATAATTTCCATCACATCAGAAGCAGCCAGTGCAGTAGCACCAGCAGCAAGACGCGCCGCAATGATTGCAGGGAAATCAAGCGTAATTTCCAAACGAACAGTCTTATTAAGAGAATCCGCAGGGTAAGCAGCCGAGCCTTTATTAAAGCCCAGAGAGTCAGTGTATGTAGCCATTTTAAATCTCCAAAAAAGTTAAAAACGGGAGGCCGAAGCCCCCCAGTTGGTTACGCTAAAGTAACGATACCTTGTGCCAATGCTTCAGGTTTAACAACTTGGTAGCCGTAAACTTGCAAGCCACGAATGACGTTACCGAAAGTAGACTCTGCACGCAAAGACTCCATCTCAGTCATCTGTGAAGCAAAAGTAAAGCCCATCTTGTGACCAGAAATGATGCTGAACTTGCCAGAAGTCACAGATAAGTTGTGGCTTACATAGACAGTAAAGCGGTCAATCATGCCCAAGCGACCGTTACGCAACACAGAAACGCTGTCACCAGTGATAGAAGCATCCTTCAGGTCTGACTTCTTAATGTAACCAGCCATCTTGGCTGGAATAATCAAGAAACGCTCAGACTCAGGGCAGTTTGCTTCGTCAAGAACAGTGCCCATGTCTACGATGTATTCAAGGACGTTGGTCTTAGTAATAGCGATAGCCGAACCAGATGTACCCAAGTCAATGTTGCCAGAGATACGACCAGCAGATGCACCTTTGTTCGAGGCAGAAATGCTTGGAAGAATATCTGTTAAAACACGTTGGTCAATCTTAATCTTCATACGCTCAGAAGCGTCTTTAGACCAAGTGTCCATCATGTTCACATCGGCTTGAACCTTATCCACGTCGTCTTCGATACAGGCAAAGTACTCGCCCTTGTCGATAACCAATTGGATTTTTGGTTTATCAGGATTCTCAACGCTCAGGGTTTGGCCCTTAACGTAAGTCTTGATAGTGATTTCAGGAGTGGTACGGATGTTAACCGTGTCACCCATTTTACGAATTTCACCTTCGTAGTTAGTGTTAGAGATTGCTGCGAGCACGGTGGCGTCGTAGAAATTCTCGATGAGTTTACCAGACCAGATTTCTGGAATGAAGTTACCCGAATAGTTCGGGCGGCCTGCGGCTACGGGAAATGCCATGATATTACTCCTCTAATCAAGCGTTAACAATTATGCGACCTTCTCTCTGTGCAGAGAAAATGTCACGTTCGGTGCGGTCACGCTCTGCTTCACGTCCTTTGTACTTGCCTAGACGAACATCGTTGAAAAAGGTTTTGATGTCATCAGGGCTGTAGGTCTTGGCGTTTGTTCCTGTTGGGTTACCTGTGCTGCGCCCTTTACCGGGGGCAACTTGGCGTTCCAACTCGGAAGCAGACACATTCCGGCGGGTGTTTTGAGCAGCAGTGACTTGTCCAGTTATTTCAAGCCAAGACTTAAAGAAGTTAACTACTCTGCGCACATCGAGGCCACGTTGAGCGTCCTCAAGAATGGTTTGGCGGCTAATACCAGACAACGGGTCAGTCTCAAGAAGCCAAGACTGGAAGTCTGGGTCTTCATTGATAGCTTTCCAGTTCGGAATGTAGCCTGTCAACTCCATCCAAAATTGTTGTTCGACAGTTGCGGCTTGACGATGTGCAAGGTTATTCACCTGTGGCACTACGCTAGTCTGAAACTGCTGAAGTAAACGGTCAAGCTGTGCAATTTTCTGGGCGACAGGAATTAACTCCTCTCGTGTCACACGACGCATAACGTCTAGTGACTCCCCATATTCCTCTTGGTCTTTCTCAGTAACTAGCGGGTCAATACTGACCTGCCCTGAGCGACCTGAAGACTGTTGCGCAGAAATCGTTGCCAACAATTGCTCCATCTGCTGCAAACGACCTGAAAGTTCTTTGTTCTGCCCATGCAGGCGAGGAACTTCGGCGTTGTACATGCCTTGGAGAGTGCGATATTTCTGAGATAAATTATCTTCTGAGCCTTTTCCATCATCTTTCGTGTGCTCAACACTAGATGACTGGGCAGCATTGTTCGAACCAGCATCATCGTCGGCGGTCGGAGTGCGTGTATTAGCATCATTGCTGGGCGGAGTTCCACCGTCGGCGGAAGAATTTTGTTCCTCGCCATTGGTTCCATCACCATTGAGTTGCTTATACAGTTCTTGAACTGCCTCGGTCTGTTTACGAATTTGCTCTGGAAGTGCCATAGTAAAACGCTCCTATCGGTATGCGTGGATTAGACGGCGAGTCATATCATAACTTTGCCGCTAGTTCAGGGGACTCTTTGGCGAGTTTGTAAATCTCACCCAAAACTTGGCATCGCCCCTGCATCAATGCCGCGTTGTTTACCGCAGATGGTAGTTGCTCTAGCTCGTGCATACGCCATGTAGCCAACCAGTCCAGAAGTTCTGGATGCTGACGCACAGCGACAGAAAGAGCCTTTACAACTGATGGGTCAGGACGTATCACGGTTGACCCCCACTGCGATTCATGACTGTGTTTGCTTCCATACCACCTTTGGGTGTGCCATCAGGCTGAAGTGCTGCACCTGCTGGTTGCTGCTGTTGGGCAGCTAGAGCTTGTGTTTGTTCAGCAGCCGCTGCTATGCGGCCTTGATACGCAAGTTTATCCCGAGATGGAATGAGTTCATCCACAGACATCTGCAACCCTTTAGCCACTTCACGAAGAATCGCGGCGCGACCATCCTTACCAAGAATCGACATGTCGATTTCATTGGCGGTTGCGTTAAGAAATTCAATACGGCGCACGTTGACAGTCTCTTTGACAGCCAAGTTGATTGCGCCTTTGGCGATGACTTGTACATCACCCTTAATAGATTCATCCTCGTCGTAGCGCATGTTGTATACGAACTGACGTTGGACAATAGGTTTAATCACATCACCGTCGATGTGACCAACAACTTGGCGGATACCCTTACCAGCAGCGCCCATCAGCATGGACAGGCCAGACGATGTACGGCCTGCGCCTTGTACATCCGTGTTGCCATAAAGGTAAGCTGGGATACCGGAGTGGTCATCAGCCAAGCGTGCAAATTTATCGTACACAGCCACAAGGGTCTGTGCGTTATCGTCTGGTTGTGTGAAGCGTACAGCAGGTGCACTCGAACCCACAGGGTCGTTGGTCACTTGCCAAATCTTCCAAGGGGACATCTGTGTGATGTCTTCGTTCGGAGGAATACGCTCTAGGTTTACTTCGACCTGAGGGCCGGAAGCAATACCCATGTTGTTCACCAACGCACGAGCAGCAGCGTTACACACGTTCTGCAAGTCTTCAATGATTTCGGGAATACCCTTACCCCAGAACGCACCGGGGCACTTGATAAACGAAGTCTTAGCGTATGGTTTCTGACCCAGTGGGTCGTAGTTCAATACAGCCTTGATGACGTAGTTACCAATCATCCAGACGTTGGCATCGTACTCTTGAGCCTCGTCAGGGATTTCTTCTTCAGTCAATCCCCACTCACGAAGCATCTTGCCGGAGACTTTGCCCCAGAACTCAAGCGCATCGTACACATCAGTCGGACGCATGTAGGAGTAGTACTTGCGCTCCTCCTCGTTCTTAATCAACTCCACGTCTTCGTTAATCCAAGATGGGCCTGCGCCTTCATCTAAGATACTACGGATAGCGTCATCGTCGTAACCCGGCACACCAATAAGGTCTGATAGGTTAGGGCGAGACAGTGGGTGATGCTCGAACAAGTAACCATCTTCGAGGCGGGTAATACCCGGCTCAGGATAGATACGGAATGGGTCAACTCGCTCAAACTCAGGAGCAAGTCTTTCAATTGGTTCTACAGTCGTACGACCATCAACCATCTTCCAACCAAGTGTACGTTGACGACGCACAATCGGGCCTTTGATAAAGGCACATGGGTAAGTTACAAGGTCAGTAACGAAGTCGTTGAATGAATCAGCCCAGCCGCCTTGAGCAAACTGGTCTTCAATCTTTAGCTTCATCTTGTCAGCACGGGTCTGTGCGTCTTGCAAAATCTTAAAGCGATAGTCCTGTGAGACCATCTCTTTGAGTTGCGCCATTTCTTGTTTGCTAGGAGCTTGTTGGTTCTCCTCCAGCATAGTTAACACTTCGCTGGCAAACGTGTCTTGAATCTGTTGACGGTCAAGTGGCGACAAGTCAGGAATCGGGGTGGGGACAATATCCCAAGGGGGTGTACCGCTGTCAAGCAAGATGTCTCGTAACCACGACTCCGCAGCACGACACTTCACTTCGGTAATCATCATGTAGATTTCCGAACCGCCTTGTTGCTTAATCTGACGTAGCTTATCTGGCTCATACGTACCATTACGCTGACGCATAGCGGTCAGCATTTGGTCTTCGATGGGCTTCTTGGCAATCTTCGCTACATCCCAGCACATACGAACGTGTTGAGACAAGCCAAGTACCATTGGCTGGTTCTGTCGCTCTTGTAAAGCCTGCGCCGTTGCGTCCTCATCCTGCTTGGTGAGTTCAGCGTTAGAGACTACACGAAGAAAATTTAAACCTGCCATGTTTTAATCATCCGTATCAGGGCGCTTACTGGTCTTGTACTCTCGCACTTCCATGATGTCATCAATATCCATTGGTGGTGGTGTGTACTCGTATACCCCCATTGGTCTCGGCTTTCCAGCAAGACCACTGTTGTCCATCTTCTCGTTGTCCGAGAAAATTTGCGACGTCTTGGTAACTTTAACTTTTGCCATTGAAGTCTCCTAGTTCACACCTTACCACATATTGTAGGTTGTGCATGACAAGAAGTATACACACACTCAAAAATAAAGTGCAAGTATAAAAAATCCCCGAGGACGTGAACCCCCGGGGATAAAGGTGACAACTGCGTGAAGGAGAAACCAAACTCATTATATCAAGTCCAACCTGCGGATGCAACAGGGCGAATGTCCCGACGTTGGGGGGTATAGCTACCCTCCCCTACGCTGGCGATATGTAGCATCAGGTACTGTAAGGCTTCGGCTACGTGGGAGTGCTTGTTCTTGTCAATATCCCCGTCGCCTTTGGGTTTAAACCTATACCCACCCATCATGGCGGCTTTAAGCTGTGTGCACCCGGGGTCAAGTAAGAACGCTGGGTCTCCGTCAACTTGACGCATCAGATACTCATCGACTGCGTTAATCCGGGAACTGACGTTGTTGGTTTTGGCTGGGAATACTTTAAGTCCCTCAGCCTTGATGATGTCCACCGCACTGCGCTCGTCGGTCTGCGCCCGCTGCACGCCTGCTGGGTCAGTCACCACAATGATAGGTGCACCACCGAACCGCTCATATATAAGTGGCTTCAATACTGTACGCACAAATCGCTGGATACCCATGTCAAACGATACAGCCTCGCCAAGTATCAACGCCCGACCTCTTGGGTCTTGCTGTCCGATGACTGCGGCGGGGGTAAGTCCCAAGTCCATCCCGATGACAACAGGGCGCACACCGTTGTGGATGAACCGGAGTTTCTCCTTTGCCATGTGGTAGTCCGGTCTGAAGTATTTGTAGACGGGCATACCAGCAGACGACAGACCGTAGTCCCCGTCGATGTAGACACGGATGTATTCTTCTGAGCGACCTTGGGTATCGTAGTAGCCATCGGGTAGATTCTCGATGTTTTCTGCATAAGGACTGCGACCGGAGGGCTGTTTGAACACATCCCATCCGTTGTTGTTGGCTGACACCCCATCCTTGGGGTCAAGCCCCTCCATCTGGTAGTACCACCACGTATCCATAGTCGGTGGGTTGGTGTCGCCCCACATCCCATGCCACGATGGGCCACCGTCTTTAGCCGACGGAAAACGCCCAATACGCTTGGACATCGCATCCACAATGTCGGGGTGGATGTCTCGGCACTCGTTAAACCATGCGAAGGATAGCTCCAAGGAGTTCAAGTTGGCTACGTCATCCGCATCGTCCAGTGCCCGGAACATAATCTCGCACTCGACATCCCCTACTTTAAAGAAGTAAGTCTTGGTCGTACGCATGTATTGCCCGCAAACCCCCGGTGGAAACCAATCCAAGAAGGTCTTAATGGTCGTATCTTGTAGCTGCCGTGCAGTTTCACGCACAATAGCCGCCCGTGTTTTGCGTATTCCTTGGGCATTGGGTTCTTGCATACTAGCCCTGCGGACTACTTCAAACGAGCAAGTCACGGACTTACCCGAACCGACAGGCCCAATCAGGACACGCATCTTCTTGTCCGAGTCCATGAACTTCTTGCCAGTTGGCGGAGGTGTATAGTTAATATCAAGCATTGTGTGCCTCCACCAGCAAGACAATGAACTCATTGCCTCGGCGTTTGTGTTTGACTATCTTAGTCTTGAAGGAGAGATTCAACCATTTCAGGTTGGTCTCCATGTTGTGTGCTTCGCTGGCGGACTTGAACCTTGCGGCTCGCATCCCCTCGTAGGTTGAGTCGAATAGGTTTTCAAGACTCAAGGGCATCGACATCGGTCACCTCAGTGGTATCTGCTTCTATTGTCCGAGCATCTTGTGGTGTGTTGCCGAGGTTGATGGTGATACGTACTCCGCCCGTACCGCCTTCGTTACCCGTTTCAACTTTTGGCTCTAACCCACCCCACTTCACAGTGGATTTAATCAGGTCGGCCTTGACTGCGGGGGATACGGCAGGGTCGTGTATCAACATCCAAGACGTTGTTAGGAGTTCTTCCGCCTGTGCACGCGCCTTGAGTTTGAACGTCAAACCTTTTTCTTGGATTTCTCCTCGATAGTGTTCGACCTTCTTCAAGAACACCTTGTCGGCGTTGAAGGAAATGATGTCAGATGCGGCTATCTTGTGGCGAGTCATTACCTCTTGCAAGGTTTCGCCGCTGCCCTCTAGTGTGAGAGCAATGTCGAACGCCAGCCTATCTGACCACTTAGTGTGGTGTAGTGGTAGGGTATCCATGCTGCGAATATAACACGGTGTCTTACTGCTGTGTCAATAGATAGCGGAAAAATTAAGCTAACTTTACACGTTCCTTTTTTTGGGTCTTAGTTTAAGAGGTTTACTATATACAGGGGGGGCCAAGAAAAACGCAATCCATGTACCCCCCCATGAGCCAAAGCGAAAAGCACCGCGCCCAAAAAACAAAAATAAAAAGCACCGCGCCCAAGCCCCGAAATCAGGCGTATTTGACATTATTGTAAAGTTAAGGCAATCTGGATTTGTCGGTTGCAGATGCAGTCGATTCAGGTGAAAGCCTGATGTTCTTTAAACTTGATAGGAGAAATACCATGAGTGAACGCACTCCGACCGTTAAGCGGTCGATTGCCCCCGTAACTGTGACGGTAGAAATCACAGCCACCCGTATCAACGAGAACGGCACGCTCTCGGGAATTACGGCAAAGGTTGTGAAGCAACCAGTCAAGGGTAACGAGTTTAAAACCTCAGTACCCCCAATGGCAGGCGGAGCAATCTACCTGAAAGCGGAGAGTCTCGAAGGATTACAAGTCCTGACAGGCGACGAGCCGAAGGTAGCAGTAAAGCGTAAGTTGTTCTAACGAACCCCCCGACTGGTGACAGCAGTCGGGTTTTTTATAAACCATGAGGAGAAATCCAATGAAGGTACGTAAAGAAGAACCGTATCGGTTCTGTGTCAAGTGGCTAGAAAACGATTCTATCTACTTCCGCTGGTTCAAACGTGACAAACAGGCATGTCAGTTCCAGCAAGAGTTGATAGACGACGGAATCCCGATGCAGGATATACGGATAACGATGAAGTAAACCAAAGGAGCGGAGCCGAAAGGCTCCCTCCCCTAACCTTACAGGAGATTTAAATGGAAAAGTTCTGCGAAAACCACCCCGAAGTAGCGGCTATCATCATTGCACCAGTACTTTACGTGCTGTTGTGGCTGGCAATGGCTCTGTTCTAACCACCCAACCCGTCGAAAGGCGGGTTTTTTTACGTCTTTCTTTTCTTTTTCTTTGTGTATTATATATAAACCATACGTCGGGGGGTGCAGGCACGGCACATTTGCGCTATAAGATGTAAAGTAATGGGGATAATCTATGGACAATCTAACCCATATGGCATGTTTAGATTGTTGTAAGGTATAACTTGACACCAGTAAGTGGTTGATTTCATTGGTGTTTAGCCATCTTGTAGTAGAGTTAATCTAAATAATCTAAATAATCTAAACAATTTACCCATATACCCTTTCATCTAGGGGTCAGACTGTAAAGTTAAGGAGGCGGC